GGCAAAGGTTGCGGCATGGTCGGCAAGGGCGTCAAGTGATGCGGCAGGGGCTGTGGCAGGGGATGCGGCATGGGCTGTGGCAGGGGCTGTGGCAGGGGATATGGCATGGGCGGTGGCAAAGGATGCAAAAGAAGTTAAATTTCGTGAAATGTTTTGCGATATTCTGGAGGTTAAAGAATGAAACACCAACAAGCAAGACACGGAGGAGAAAAACAATGGCAGTTGAAGCGATGAAACGGGCATTAGAGGCTTTAGACTTAGCGCAATCGTTGCTAGAGCGAAGCCAACATCACGCCAAAATTTTAAGCGCTTATGAATATCTGCGCCAAACTATCAAGGAATCAGAAAAGCGCGAATGGGTAAGTCTCAGTGAAAAAGAAGTTCAAGAAATATTTGACATGGACTTAGGCGTTTACGAAAGCATTGAAGAAACAATGAGACAACTTGAGGAGAAGAACAATGGTTAAGCTTACAGAAGAGCAGGAAATGTTTTGTGATGGTCATTGCAATTGGAACATGCACCACCAAGACTGCCCACGGCACAGAGCCCGTCATGTAGAAAAGCTTCTGGCTATCAAGGTATCGTTAGGTAGTATCGAAATGGAAATAGATGTAGATGTAACCCAAGACGACTTGCCACAATGGGCGGAAAGAAACATAAGACAGATGGTAGAGAGAGTTGTCGCTATGGATAAGGCGATAAATAAATAACATGTACATAAAACACCTAAAAAGGTACACGTTATTGTGACGTGTACCCAAAACCATAAAATATGGACATGAGAGGATGAGATGGAGCGTAAAACCTTAGCTTGGCTGTGCGTTGCAATTGTTATTATTTCTGTAGGGCTCTGGACTACAGTTTTAGTTAGCATTATTACTTGAGGGGTAAACATGAGATCGGTAAATGAACATTTTGATAGTTGGTGTGCAGAGCTTGACGCGCACGGATTAACAAGCAACCGCATTATTGAATTAATACATCATTACTATTCCAAAGATGACGTTCAGTCGGCGAATGTCATGCTTAAGGTTGCTTTAAGGCAGGCCTATGAAGATGGATGGCAAGACGGCCAAAATCATGCACTAAAGAAACCGCCAGTAAATAACGTTAAATTCGAGGGGCTTATTACATGACAGCGAGAGAGCATTTCGATACGCTGTATGGACACCTGTATCTATCTGATAGCGATGCGGCATGGCATGTCTTTCAGTCAGGGTATTACTCCGCAACGGGTCGTTTAAACGATGACGTTATTCCGCAAGCCGCCATTGCGGCCGAGATGTTCTGTCAGGAACGCAAAAATGAACTACATATTTTTACATTACGCAAAGCCTATGAGATGGGCTATTTAAAGGGATACAACGATGGAACACGATAACGAATCAACCTCAGAAGAGTCTTCTAAATACCAAGTGGGAGGAACTCATTACGTTGACATGCCAGTACAGCCTTGGTCTGTGATGAAATCTATTTTAACTTCAGATGAATACATTGGGTATTTAAAGGGCAATATTATTCGGTACTCAATGAGGGCAGGAAAGAAAGAGGGCTCTGATGACTGGGGCAAGTTAAAGCACTACCAAGCAGAGTTAGAAGTTTTCTTGGCCTCTCAAGATTTATGGTAAAGGTTCATCTTGGGGTTAAGACTGTCAACCAATTTGTTTATCCGCCCAGAAAACCTACGTACAAACTTTAACGAACTATTGAGGCACTTAGATGCGATGCGAATCCTGTCAGGGGAAGACGGAAGTCAAGAATAGCCGTCATTTTTATGATGCAGAAAACGACTTTAGATACATTGAGCGCCGTAGATGGTGCGTAGTATGTGACCATAAATTTAATTCTATCGAGGTTCCTCAGAAAGTATGGAAAGAACAACAGGAAAAACACTTAAGCGATGGTACCTAGCCCTACAAGACTTGGGTTGCATAGTATGTTTAAACGAAGAGCGTGGTTACTCGCCGCCAGACATTCATCATATTCATAAAAATGGCAACCGTAGGGTAGACGATTTTCACACCATCCCGTTGTGCCCTTTACACCACAGGGATGGAAGCAACATACCTGAGTATGTGTCCCGTCACCCGTGGAAGAAAGAGTTTGAAAAACGATACGGTTCTGAGTGGGACTTGTTTACACAAGTTCAAAAGCTTATCGAAGATCAAGACTGTCAGCTATCGCCACCCCTTGTTGAGACAACTGATTAAACACTTTCTGTAAACGATTCATAGTGTCGCGCCTTTCATCTGGGCTCATGCTTTGAGCCTCGCGCACCATAATCATTTGAGCTTTTACCTCTGACATTTTATCTCGTATCTGACGCATTGTTGAAGATGCCCCGACCATCATACGTTTTCTTGGGTCGGATATAAGCTCCTGAGCCGCCTCACCCTGACCTCTTTTAACAAGATTGTTAAACGCTCTTGTTGTTTCAAGTGCGGTATTGCTGATCTCATAAAAGTTTGACACGGCTTTGTCAGAATTAGGGTTGGTTAAGAACGCCTTAAAGAATGGAAGCTCCTCTAAATTGCGAGTAGGTGGCGTAGCACCATTCAAACTATTTACTGCATAGCTTGCAAGCTCTGATGTCATGGTACCCAGTTCAGCAAAATAACCTTGAAATAAATAATCAATTTGCGCTGGGGATAAGCTAAGTTTATCTAAGCCTGCACCGCTTAAGGCCTTGGCAAACGCGCTCGCCTTGTCGCCACGATAAGCCGTAGGCAAGCCCTGATCACTCATGCCTTCAATAGGACGACCCGTAAAGAAAGAGTAGTTGGTGATAACTTCAAGGGCAGGACGAACTGCTTGAGGAATTGGAACCCCACCTGTTGGGATGTTGTGGATTAACCCACCCCAGTATGAAGCTAACATTTCCTTGCCTGTGCTTGTGCCTGATAGATAACGGATAGCCACTTCAGGAACAGTTTTAAACAGGAAACCAACCTCGTAAGGGATAGCTAGTTTGATAAATGTTTTGCCCTCACCAGTTCCAATAGGAATTAAGAAGTTATTGTCTTTCACAAAATCTGGAAGCTTTTTGTAATCCTCATCATCTTGATACGCTAAGGCATAGGCCGTAGCAAAGCCAACCATAACGCCAGCCTTGATTCGGAACTGACGCATAGCTTCTGTACGCTCTACAGCGTTTAAACCATACCCTGTTGCGGCTTTGTATAAAGTATCTAGGCCGACAATGGTGGCATTTAAGAATGGAATCATTTGACGTAAGCCATTCAGAATCGGACTCATGCCACTAACACCAAAGTTAATAGACTCGCGAGCCTTAAAGACTGCGAAGTCTACCGCCTGCTCTTCTGACATACCATCTTTCAATGCCTTTTCTTTGACTCGTTTAAATATAGCAACACGAGTGGCGGCGTCGGATGCTTCATGAATTTGTAATAGTTTATGCAATGCCTGTTGCATGAAATTAGGCTTGTTTAAACGATCCCTACCAACATCTTTTAGGAAGTCTTGTAGGTTAACGGTGCTATCGATTGAGCCTATGACGCCACGATCTGTCAGGATTCTAGCCTCGGGCGACGCATCGGCAATAACCTTTATAAAGTTACCTGCCGCATGAAACGGTGTGATGATGCCACTATTGGCTACAAGCGTTGCATGTAATGGGTCTCTAATTAACTGACGTAACCAGAACATTGGGTTAATCAATGCGCCCGCTCGCAACACGTTAGTCACCGCCCCCATAAATTTCATGATGGGGTTGAGCTGATACGAGAAAGACTGAAATGCGACCAGTGTGGTTGGCTCATCAACAATAGCATGCACAAGCTCGCCGTCTTCTTTGTAGCGTAAATTAACTCTAGGGTCTGATGGATTGGTAATGGTTGCCGCACCTAGCCCAACCATTTGTTGCGTTGCAATACGTCTGCTTTGGTTTTCATAAGCGTTAGCAATCATTGATGCGTATTGCTTGTCTAGGTTCTCCCAGATATTCCGTATTGCCTCAGATCCCTTCAATTGTTTTAACTTGGCAGGGCTCTTAGCGCCGACACCAGCTAAGCCAAAAAACTTCTCGTCGTTTAAATCCTCACGTGCTTTAAACAATGGTACGTAGAAGCTACGGTCAAGATAAGTTTGAGCCCTCTCTTCACTGAGCAGGCCAACGTCTTTCCATAGGTTGACCAATGAATCGCTGACGTTGCGCCAGATGTCCAAGATTTCTTGAACTTGAGGCGTGTCTTTTAACTGCTTCTTTGCCCACGCGATCTGAGCCGCATCGACCTGTATCTCACGCTTTAAGTTTTTGTTCTTGTAACCCTCTTTGCGAAGCTTGGCAATCTCACGCAATAGACGACGGCTCTCCTTAAAGTCGCCTTGTTTGGCAATGGCTTTGGCTTCCTTGTACAGAAGTTTAGCGGTGTCTAGCTGACTACGCCCTAGTGCGTTTAAACGCTTATCTTCGTTTAAGATGTCCTCACCGACTAAAGCACGAGCAATCTCAGCCACATAATTCTTGCCACTCATTCCTGAGTCAACAACATTCTTGTTGGTATTTAACTGATCTGCCAGAATTTCTGATCGAGCGATGTTATTTTCTGACCGCTCAATTGCAATTGTCCCGTCCGTAGCTAAAAACGGGGTACCAGAGACAATACCGCTTTTAATCAAGTTAATTGACTGGGACTGGGCATGCTTAATCATATCCGCCCTTAAGGTGCTATTAGGGTCGTACAGAGGCAAGTCTTTTAATGCGTTGGTTAAGCCAGAGTAACGATCAACGTATTGAAGACGAGCATTAGTCAGGCTTTCATTGCTGACAATGTCTTTGAGTGTATCAAGTGTTTCATCAACGATAACTTTGCCAGAACGGCTAACAGGGGTCGTCTTGGTTAACACCTTGGGCGGCTGATTAGGAGCGGTAGCGACTAGGTTGTAACGGATATCATTAGATTCACTAAATGTACCAATATTCCCTGTAGCAGATTTAAGCTGGTTAGGATTGTAAACAGCTAGGTTCTTAGTGCCACCCTCTAGAACATAGAAAGAATCAAAACCTGCTTCTTTAATGGCGGCTTGTATGATCTCGCCTTCAATAAAATCCCAAGAGCCTTGTTTAACATAAAAAAGGTCATTTTGCTTGTCAGACTCTTTTTCGTATTTGGCAAGTGGTTCAATCGCTAGAATATGCTCTGGATTCTCAAAGTCAAAAGGAGCTTCTGCTCTGACATAAAGAGGCAAGATGTTTTCACGGCTTGGTAATTTTTCTAACAGCAAATCTCTTGTTTCATTCTCTATCACTGCGGCCAGTGATTCAGCGTTGTTTTTAACAAACGGATCTGAATCGTTTCTAAAGTCAACACTAAGCGCTCTGCCTACATCACCAAGCTTACTTGGAACAACGAACTCTGTTTTCTTTAACTTTGTTACTAAATCTTTTTTTGTATCAATTTTATTTTGTGCAATTTCAGCCGCTTTTATTATGAAGTCGCGCTTCTTTAACTTGGTCATTTTCTTAAAAAGCTCTTTGACCATGTAGTCTTCACTAGTGTTGCCAAATGACTCAGCAAAACGAGGGCTGGCCGTGACAAAAATAGCGTTAGCTTGCTTAGGAGCAAACTCAGTTATGTCTCTAGCTGTACCATGGTACATAACCTTGGGCGAGCCATCTTCATTGACAACCTTTGAGTTGCCAAACCACTTTTTAAACGGAGCGGTTGTCGTTACAATCTTTGGTTCTGACCTAAGGTTGAACTTAGGTGTTGTGCTTGATAGTTCGGCGACAGTGCCTTCATAGTAAACAGGTACGTCTTGGTTTAATACAACCATCATGCCTGTATTACTTGGGGCGTAGCCATCGTAACCAGCATCAATTACCAAGCTTTCAAATGCGTTAGCGTCTCCATTTGCCTCTTTTGACAAACGCGACATAGTTTGCCCAGAAGCTAAAATATTATTTAACTTTTGGGAATGTACAAATCCACCAAGGCCAGATTCTTTAGACGGCATAGTGCCATCAACTTTAGGCACGTAGAAATAAACACGCTTTTTAATTCTTTCATCGGTAGCTTGTGCTAGTCGTTTGCTTTCAGCGCCACGTATACCAGTGCCGAATTTATCTTTTGACAATCTGTTTAAACGTGTCTTACTGTAATGAGACCCCGTAAATGATTGGGCATCAGGCTGAGTAGGTTGAAATGACACTCCCTCTCTGCCAGAATCGATTGGCCTAAATGCTGTTTGGTCTGAGCGCAACGAAAACCTTGGTGCACTTTGGCTATCAACAACATTTTCAGTCCATGTCCAAGATGGCATAAGCCCAACTTTCTGTGGAGCAAAAACAGTGTCTTCAATTCGCGCTGTTTGATTAGCCTCGCCACTTGGACCGTAATTTAACCAACTGTTCTGACCTCGAGTCTCGGTGGCTAACGCACCAATAGCTGGTCCTGTAAACAATTTAACATGAGCTTGGAATGCATTTTCTTCGCCACGAGCCCTAAAGCCTGCGCCTTCTAAGCCATGTCCGAATGCATCATGCACCGCTCTGAATAAATCATTGGCAGTGACATTATGGTTGACCCCGTTCTGATCAGGCCAAACCAAATCTGTCTCTGCAAGCATTGGTTGATTTTTTAATACTTCTGGTGTTATGCCAACCTCGCCGTAACCAGCATACGTGCCAAACACCGCCATTGTTTTATTTTGGCGTAAATCACGCATAGCATTAAATGGATTGCCACCGTATGGGTCAGTGTTTAAATCAAAGAATGAAAAACTATACCCGTTCTCTACAAGTGTGTCATATTGATCACGAACTTGGCGAATCATATCCGCGTAAGAATTTCTTACCGTAAGGTCTTGTGGTTGCTCTTGCATATTTTCATACGCTTGAGCAATACGTCGACTAAACACTGGGTCTACATCCACATACTCAGACTGTCTAGAGAAAGGTATGCCGTTTTTACCGGCATATTCCTCCGCAACCGCAACTAAGTTTAAGTCTGGGCCGGTCGCGCCTTGGACAATTGGAGCACCCTCAAGCGGCGAATCGCTTCGGCTCTGATACCGTCCTCTTCCGTTTCCGTCGTCGATTCCGCCATCGCGGCCAAGGCTGGGTCGAACGGTAGATTGTTCAGGTCTAATGGAGTATCTCGGCTCCCCATTAACCCCTTCTCTTTTGCTAACTCTATTAGCCCCTGAGTCGATTGATCGAACTCCTCTTGTGTCTGGGCTAAGATCGCCTTGTCGAACTCCTCTTGATCCTCGTTCTGCGGCTGTGCGAATGTCTGCTGAATCATATCCCTCTCCTAGTAAGATTTTTTCCATAGCGCCCGCATAATTCTGATTTGTTACGCGGAGCTTGACACCTAACGTGTCATATAAAGTTTGTTCTGGGTACCAAATAACCGCTTGCAATGAAGCTGAAGGCACATCGGAACCGTACAAGCTTTTGACATTATCGCGCACTTTCGAAAAAATTGCTCGAAGTTTTTGTCTTTGCCCACCTGAAGCGGGGGTATCGATTGGCTTAGTTAATGAATTTAAGATTGTTTCAGAGGATAGAACGAGCTCGCTCTTGACTCTTGTCTTATCTTTGTACTGAGCTTTTTTAGCGTTGTAGTCTTTTTCGTGCGCTCTTTTAACAAGCTTGGCTAACTCAAATGCAGAGTCACTATTAGTCTTAGCGGATTTAACCAAGTCTTGATCAAATTGATTGGCATATATGCCATTTTTACCACGCTCTTTTAATGCTTCCCTTAATCGAGTAACTTGATTATTTACTTTCTTTTGAGAAAACAGTTTGAGCTTGCCAGTCAATCTGCCAATGGTTCGCATGAACCACATATCCATTGTGACTGGGTCAAAGTTACCATTTAAGTTTGAGTAGAATCCAAAGCCAATCTTAGGGCCAAACACAGATGAACCCAAGACCATAGTGTCCATTGATTCACCACTTAACTTAACTTTCATCTTCTGCTGTAACTCACGTACAGTAAACGGAGTTTCTAAAAAGGTTTTAAATACGTCAAAGCCCATTGCGTCTATCATTTTATTGGCTCGACCAAAACTCTTTTTCATAACCGCTAAAGATTTTCCAGAACCAATAATGGGAAACTTTCCAGTGTTTTTAAATGACTCATAAACGCGATCAGCTAATTTAATATTGTCTTCAACATTTAAGTTTTGCGATGTAATGGCCATTGCCACACGGTAAGCTGTGCCTGCATTCTGTTCTGTAGCAAGCTCAGGGTGCTTAAGCGAGGCCATAGCCAACGTCTTCTTGATAACACCATCATACCAATCCAGTGCATTGCCCCCAGTACGAATAGCAGACATAGCCTCAGCTGTAATCAGCTTGGCTATTGTGTCGTGATCTTCATCGTTCATTACATCTAATGGCGGTAAACCAGAGTCTAGTCGACGGTTTTCTAAAAACTCAATAGCACCAGCCAAGCCTTTAACTTTAGGTGTTTTAAACCCGTCTTTACCGGGCTTACCTGTTTGTAACGGCAAGGATGTAGCGGCCAACTCTTCTTCTGTTAACCCAACCTCTTGAGCCGCCTGAGCAACCGTAGGCGGTAGATCACGTAACGAGTACGCTGGAGCCATATTGCCACGACCCACGTTTCTACCCGCGCTTATCCTACCACTTTCAACGCTACCAAAAATATTTTCAGTTAAGAATATGTTCTCAAGTTTCATATCTCTTGAGCCAAAGAACTCTTTTATGCCATCAAAGAACTTGGCTAAACGATTCATAATGTTTTGAATCATGCCTGATGGGGGATTAGTTTGTTTAAACGCCTTAAAGGCTTCGGCAATAGCCTCTTCCTCTATGTACTCTTGAAACCCTTGAATGTCATTGTTATTGTCAGACAGATATTGGTCGCGGTATCTGACTACTATTTCTGCACCAAGGTACTTGTCAATCCATTCATCACGGGCGCGTTTAGTTAACGTCTTCCACTCACCGTCTGTAAATGCACCAAGTTCTTTGAGTGCATGAATTACCTCATGCCGCATTACACCCACAGGGTCGTCAGAATCTAGCGCAAGGGTGATGACTTTCTTCCAGTACATGCCGTTAGCTTTGCCGTCATTCAATGTCTCGACAAGGCTTAAGCCAATTTTGCCTAGACCGAACCGCTTGAGCATAGGCAATAGTTGTTTTTTGACATCATCTGCTAATGCCTGAGCTTCAGGACTCATCTCATCACGCAGATCGAAACGAGGACCATAATCAATAAGATTGTTTAAACGAGTTTGTGATGACTCATCTAGTGGGCCAGTGGTACTCGCCACTTCTTCTAGGAACCCCATATTAGATGGGTTTAAACGTCCCTGTGCCATACGAACGGTGTTGACTTGGTCTGCTGATCGGGCAAATGTGGGAGGGGAAAGAGCGTCCAAGACAGCGCCTACAGCAGGTGCCGCTGGTGAGCTGTTGCTTTCTTGCAACATCTTCTGGAACTTACCTTCTGCCACAACTTCTGGGTCTACTACTGTCTCTCTTGGGCCTCGCTCTAAATCAATGCCTGTAGCCTCAGTCAATCTTTCATCAACCGAGCCCTGTCGTGCTAGACCTTGGTCAATACGATCAAATGGGGCGCCCATACCATTGTCGGCTAACATTTGGGCTTCGAATGGACTAGCTACTCCGCCACGCTCTGCGATAGTGCCCATTATGCCTGTCAGGACTTCCTGACGAGCCTGCTGTTCCGCATCACGCACAGGTGGTGCTTCAGATGCCGCTTGCTCTAATCTAGATGATGCTTCTGCTTGAGTGACATCAGGTTCTTGGGGCAGATTTAAATCTAAGCCAACAGGACGGTTTTCTATCGCAAACGCGTTAGGCGTCGATGGATGGGGCACAACGTTTAAACCAAGAGCATTACCGCCGTCTTGAGCTATTTGATTTTGCAGGATACCAATACGGGCTGTGGCAGTCTGCAAATTCATTGGGGTTAGATCAACGAAGTTTGATGGAGATGCTTCACTCGCTCCACCCGAGGCTTCAGTGATTTGTTGCTGTATTAAATTGCGATCAAAGTCTGTTGTAGCCGTATCTAACTGACGGGTCAACTGATCTATCCGCAATGCCTTTTGTGGCGTATTAGGCGTAGCCAGAGGACGTGGCAAAGTCTGAGCAGGGGTAACAGGCGCCATTGTCGCTGGTTGACCGGGCTGTATGCCAAGGCCTAACTGATCTAAATTAGATTCTTGTTGCCCCACTCTCTGTTGAGCGAATTCTTGCGGTGTGCGGGTAGGTATAACATTAGGTGTTACAGGAGCTCCAACAGGAGCTTCAAGTCCAAACTGATTTGACACTGCCTGTTGCTTTTGAATGCGCTGTTGCTCTAGTACCTGCTGGCCTGTTAGAGTAGGAGGGGCGGGCGGGGCAGGAAGAGCAGGAGGCTGGACTTCTGGTATAGCCGCTGGAGCTGTAGGTTGAGTAGATGGTGGAGCTGGTTGCGCTTGTTGAGTTGGACCTCGAGTTAACGCACCAACACCCCCGCCTAGAACACCGCCAACCAAACCTTCAAGAGCGCCTGCGCCAACAACACCGCGCATAGTCGGCGTATCAAAGCCTTCACGTTGTAATGCAATGTTTTGTGCTAATTGTTCTTGCCCGCCTTGTAACGCTTCTGGCGCCGCTTCACCAATAGCCACTGCACCTGCTCTTGCTAAAGCGCTTTTTGATGCTACACGTTGGCCAATGCCTCGTACAGCAGATGGAATCAAAGCTTTTTCAAGACCCGTAAAGCCAGAGATAACGCCTATACCCGTGCCAAGTAAGATCTGATCTAAGTTCTCACCATTATATTGTTGTGCTAACTGCGCCCGAGCCTCAGCTTCTTCTTTGGGTAAGCCTGCCTGAGTAAGCTCATCCCGCACAGCTTCATAAATAGAGCTCTTTGTAACGCCAGCCCCCATCGCACCACCAATAACTGCCGCACCGCGCAGACCTAAGCCAGCAATACCACCTATCAACATAGGAGCGGCTGTACCTAGTGCATTAGCAACGAAATCAACTGGAGCAATAGAAAGAGCTTTTAAGGCGGCCACGACACTGTCGTATGCGCCTTTGTCTTTAGCCTCATCCATGATGCGACCAACTTCAGCAGAGTCGTTCTTTGATTGAGCTGAGAGGAGTTCACCAATATAGTCTTCAGCGCCACGCAAGGCTTTGGAAGCAGGATTGTCTGCGCCAAATGAATCTGCAATCAAGCGAACGCCTGTGACAGCACCTTTGCCCAACTGGAGTGGAACGTCAGCTACCTGACGTAATGCACTCTGCTCTTCTTGAGCTTTAGGTGTGTATGACTGGGAGGCAAAAGAAAGAATGTCATCTTGACTTGCTCCTTCTGGCGCTTCGATTTCTAAAATCTTTCCGTCAGGAGCTTCTACTTTATATACAGCCATACTAAATCCTTTGTTTTATGGATTGAGCAATCTAAACCCACTGGTGGATTGGCCGGGCTGTTTACCCGAGCTTTGCTTTAAATAATCCCCATATGATAACCCATACACTTGTTTAAACAGAGCATTGTATTGAGGATCGTTTACACGCAGTTTATTCAATGCCTGAGTCTGTACTTCTGCCGGCTTGCCAATTAGGGAAATATCTTTTTGTAGGGCGTCTTGCAATTCTTTGTCGCGAGCATTTACCATGCTTTGAGTTCTAAGCTTTTCTTCTTGCGTCAACCGAACTTCAGCCATAGCCTGTGTGGCGGCTGAGGCATCACCTAATTCTTTGTAGCGTTGTGCAGTTAACAAGTTACGGGTATCCGCCGCTTGAGCCGCTTGAGCCGCCTTACGTGAGCCTGAGAATTGAGATAATCCTGCTAACGCACCCTGAGATATGTTTTGTAGGGCATTCTGTGAGCCCCCGCCTGCCGTTGCAAACCCTGCCGTAGCCAACGCAAGATAGGCGTCCATCTTCTTTTGACGCTCACGGTCAGACTTGGTGTCTTTATAGTCGGCCAAGAATTCGTCGTACAAGGTCTTTTCTGTAGAAGCCTTCGCTGTTGGTTTCTCTTGATCTACGTTAGGAGTTTCTATATTGCTGTCTTTTAATGCCTTTTCTTCCTGAGCCTTTTGTTCTGGCGTTTTGCCTGTAACAACAGGAGCTGTTACTTTAGGCGGCTCTTTAGCCGTAGGTATGTTGATATTGCTTTGCTTTGACTTTTCACCCGCCTGAACTTCTTCTGGTGTCCTAAGCTTTATTGATGAAGCTTCGTTCATTCGATCTTGAGCGGCTTTTCTTTCTTCGTCCGTTTGGCTCATAAAGCCACCAATAGGACTAGCCCTAAATGAATCCATCATCGAATCATAAAATGATCGCTCTGGTGGCTGTTCAACTTGGTAGCCTTCTGCATTTGAACCCAAGAAACGTCCAAGCGGCGTCGTTGATGAGTTTGCTGGCGGCTGACTAAAGTTTCCGTATTGATCAGTAAAATCTCCACCCTCAGCCAAAGAAATAGCACCACCACGAGCTAACTGGACAATACCAGAGCCTGCCTTACCTTCTAATGAAGCCAAAACTTGACCAACAGTTTTGCCTTGCAGATTGGGGTTAGCCTTAAGAATTTGGTTTACGGCTGATGGGCTATTAAATGTACGCAAGCCATCATTAATGGAGTCTTTAGGAGACGCGTTAGCAAGCATTTTAGCCACACCCGGGCCAAAGTAATGAGCCGCATACACTTCACTGTAGCTTGGGTCTCGCCCTAATTCACGCTTAAGTGTTTCTGCGTTTTGACGTAAATACTTTGCCCCCAGCTCAACATTCTCTTCAGGGTTAAATTGACCGCCCGGTGTTCCACCTAAACCTGCCCATGTAGAATCGATGAACTGATACACACCTTTGGCAGAACTATTTGGGTTTTTAGCTTGTGATTGACCAGAGCTTTCTGCGCTGGCAACGTTACGCATTAATTCAGGAGGTAGGTTATAACGATTGGCCGCCCCTTCAATTAGCCCATCTATCCCATTATCACCACCTTGCATGCCTTGAGAAATTTGTGGATTTTTTGAAGCTTGTGGGGTTTGTTGAGTCTGCTGTTGATTAGGGGCAAAACTCTCCACATTCGGAGTTGTGTTTAATTTACCCATCATCATCTTGTCAGGGGATCCCATAGCTCCCATCTGAGCCTGAGCTAACGATAAACCTCGCATAGCCTGAGTGTACTCTTCATCTTCGACGCGAGTGTCCTCTTCCTCTGGGTATAAGTCTTCAGTCTCACCGCCTTCGGCAAGCGCAACAATACCACCTCCACGCATACCTTCAGTAGGCAGGTTAGAGGGCAAGTTGTCCACACCTTGATACATCGGCACTTGAGGGTTTACTACCATGTCAGCGTCTTGCATGATCTGCTGTGCAATAGGTGGCCCTGATGGAGGTTGAGCTTGCGCTTGTTGCATACGCTTACCCGCCTCCATTTTTTGTTGCATCAAAGGAATACCAATGTAGGCAGGCAGAGTACCGTTTTGAATGGACTCTTGAATCTGCTCAACAGTAAGTTTGTCGGCCGTCGCCATCTGTCCAATAGTGCTACCAATCATTTTTATTCCTTACCGTTTTAAAACGTTGTGGAGTGCCAAAACATCAATACCTTGCCCTACAGCACCACCTTGTTTAAATATCTTAGATGCGCCATATAAGCCCATGGCCGCTTGACCTAACCCAGCCGCCTGAGATACAGCCGACGGAGCTTGCTGATAAGCAGATGTCATAGTCTGTATAGGTGTCGCGGTGGGGTTGTACATGCTTTGCATGAACGCTAAGTTTTGATACGGGAATTGTTGTTCGGCTAAGAAGTTTTGATAGCCGACATCTAGTCCTTGCTGTTGAGATGCTTGTTGTTGTGCGCCTGCACTAGATAAGGCTTGATTAATGCCTGACTCTTGACCAAACTGGGTTTGACCCAGTTGGCCTAATGTGCCAGCGGCTTGACCTGCCGTACTCGCACCTTGTAGACCAAATTGGCCTGCATTTGTAGCCTGACCAACACCCTGTAACCCAGTTTGAGCGCCTTGGATGCCTTGACCAGTGGCTTGCAATCCAGTGTTGATGCCTGAGATGCCAGCTTGCTGTCCCTGAATACCAGTGTTTAAACCTTGATAGCCTGCCTGTAAGCCTTGCAACCCAAGATTAGCCCCAAACTGTTGAGCTTGCTGTGCATTTTGGAACGCATTTTGTAGACCTGCGGATTGAATATCCCCCATCTGGGTAGCTAAGTTACGTTGTCTTTCTGCTTCTACAATTGCTGAACGTGAGCCACCAAATGCACCTTGTTGTGCGGCTTGAGCTTGAATTCCTTGACGCTGAATCTCTGATGTGCGAGCCGCTTCCCGTTGCTGGGAATCCACCACATTTTGCATGTAAGGCGACATGTACGCTTGCATTGAATCAGGAGACGTAGCTTGTTGAGCGTATTGTTGCCCTGCACCAAAGCCCTGTTGAGCCTGTTGTGCGGCTTCTATCCCTAAGCCAGATGCGGCTGAACCATACGCATTAGCGGCAGGTGCCATGTTTGCACCAAGAGAACCATACTGAGCCCCTAGCCCGCCATATTGCAATGCATTCTGCTGTAACCCTTGAGCGTTACCTTGTGCGCCCAGCCCTATCTGTCCCGCACTAGATGCGAGATTAGACGCATCAGCTAACTGAGGTGCAACTTGTTGCCCAGCAATATTCTGAAACGCTTGCGCCTGCATAGGGGAAAACCCTGCAACACGCTGGCCAGCATACTGTTCATATGGCTTGCCAGTTGTTAGAGCTTGCGCTCGTCCAAGAGTATCCTCAACATACGGCCGTGCGTATTCCGGTATGCTGGAAGAAGTGACTTTCTGTTCGGTTGGTTGTTGTGGTGAACCGCCGCCTTTACCCATGTTTAAACTCCTGAGATTGGTAGCTCAAACGCTACCCAGCGAGAGGTGTACCCATCCCTCGCCAATAATTTTGACCACCCTTTACGGGCGGTTGCTTCAATGCCTACGCAGTGCATATCACGAGCAAATGCTCGCAACAAATTCATTATTGGGGTATGCCACGATTCCCAGTTAACCCCACCACAAAAGACTAGACTTAAGTATTTGCATTGCGGGTAAGTATTAAATTGAGTAACCACTGCACCAAAAAACTTAGGACTTGTATCGCCTACCTCATAAGCCACCCATAGGTGCCCAGTTTCATCTTCAATCATACTTCTGACATCGTCTATATTGTAGCGCCCGTAAGTGTGCTTACAGGCCTTTTCAAGAAAAGGTGCTACATCTGCCCAACAGGTGTCTACCATGTGAGCGGGCACCATTGAGCATATCATGCAGGTAACATCCTACGTGCTTTTGAATCAACAGCAATTTTATCTTTGCCTACCGTTTTAGACCTATTGCTTTGCACTCTATTCATCATTTCATATAAGCGACGGGCACCAGCATCAGTGGAGCCATTACCTAGCTCTGACACAATTCTTGCCGGAACTACAAATTCCCCGTCCGCGAGTCTGGCGGGTTGCTTACCGGATATAGTGGCAGGTATGTCATCGCTCACCCCATCTCCGGGTCCTTTTAATAGACTGCCTCCATCTGAGTAGCTACCTAAAGAAGATATACCACCTTGGGCGTACTCTTTAATAGCGCCACCGTTTGCGTTGTTATTATTACCCCCGTTAAAGTTTCCATTCGGCTCAAAATAATTATTACTAAATGAGTCAAACCCACCAAAACTTTCTGGCTCAGGCGCTGGCATATTGGACTTATCAATCACTACTCCACCTGTTACTGGGTCATACCTATAACCAAACTTGTTCGCTTGAGCTGATGGAGCGACGGCTTGCTCTGCACGGAGAGCTTGCAATGCGGCACCTGCTTCAGGGTTGTATGCGCCTGCATTAGGTATAGCCGATTGGAAAGCGCCTAGCTGTGGTGAATCAACGTATTCATATCGGGCTTGATCTGCAATCTTAGTGTTATATGCGGCGACATCAGGATTGACTGTGCGAACTGGAGTTGTGTATTTTGGCTCACCACCTTCTGCTAGATAGGCAATGCCACCCTGTTTAAACCCTGTGAAGTCCTCGTAAGGAACAGGTGTCTTAGGGGTAAATGTTTGTGAGCTATAGTAAGGCTGGCCCGGCATACCAAAATTAGGGTTGAGTTCTTCAGAGTATTCATAGGGACGAATCTCCCCCTCTTGTTCAGGCATAGTTGCCTGCTCAGGAGTTTCACTCATTAATCCACCTGCAACACCGCCCATTAATGGGTATTTAAATTGAGACATTAGTGCAGTAAGTCCGCTTGCTCCTGCCCCACCTGCACCTGTAGCGGCACTAGTGCCTAACTGCGCTACTGTAGGAATTGTAGTGCCACCTATTCCAGCCCCTAAAGTTGAACCTGTAGCCGCACTAGTACCTAATTGAGCTACTGTGGGGATTGAAGAGCCACCTAAACCCGCACCTAAACCCGTGCTGTAAAGGCTTGCACCAGCCCCTGCCCCACTTGCACCACCAAGGGCGCCAGCGGCACCACTCGCACCGCCCGCACCACCAGCGACACCTGCACCAGCCCCTGCAACTGCAGGCATGAATGCACCACCGAGGCCACCGCCTGCGGCTCCTAGCAAGGCACCCTTAAGAACGTCTCCACCCTGTAAGGCGGCGATACCACCACCCATTGCCGCGCCGATTGCAAGACCAGTTAAAATAGGCATAGTTACGCACCTTCCATAATTTCAGGCGACTCTAGGCCAGTGCCGCGCAAGTTGTGTAGACAAATAAAAACGACATCGTCGGTAAGCGCTTTAAACGCGTGTTGTTTACCAGCAGAAATCTTAATAATTGCTGGGGCTACATAAACACCCAGCAACACACCATCCTGCCATGCTTCAACAGTACCGCGTGAAACCAAAGTCATATGGTCATGTACGTGCACATGTTGCTCTGCAATACTCTCAGACTTTTCCATAGAATACGCACGTATCCAAACGTCATCTACTTCCGCAAACTCCAGATATGGATGATCGACAGAGGAGTATCTAGAGTCTTTTTTGAGGGCCTCAATGTTCATAGTTTTTTTAGTCTCGTAAGTAAGCCAATCGTAACATTTCGGGGTGTTTACAGCAATAATTCATAGTATGTTTTGGTCGCATGGGCAGGAAACAAATGTAATGCTCCCACAGGCTGAAGGGTTTGCAGGTCTAGGGTATGGTGTGGTTTGTGCGGGCAAGGCTTGCATATGTACGCCTCTCGTTCCCCCGCTCGTCGCCGCCTTGTCTGTTGCCCAATGCAAAGATATTTTTTGTTTGCCTTCAATCTTAAACAGCACCGATGAGTAGGCCACTAAGTACGAGTTGATCGCGACGCTTCTTTGTTGTTGCAAAGTAAACAAACTTGCTGAGTCAGGCACATCCACTCCATCTACACGTAACCACACAAAAACATCATGTGGGGCGCTCTCACTATTAGTGAACTGCAAGCTGTAATCTATCTTGTACTTGCCTGACGCGGGTGCAGTAGCCGTATTATCTGAGTTGAGGGCAAACCCTGCAAAGACACCTAGCGTGTCCCATGTAACGATTGTGGGTGTGTCATCTGCTGTGGCGTACTGATCTGTTGAGTCTGTCGCTGTAACATGCGGGAAGTTTAAGAATTGGCCACCCAGAGTGCCTAGCACCGTAGAGTTAGTTGAGTCTAAACGGCTAAAATATAACCGCAAGGCGTTGTTCATCTGCTCGTGGTATATAGGGGTGTATTGATTGGGAGCCAGTAATAAGTTTGGTGCCTTAGCGGGGATTATCCGTGCCATAACTTACCTCGCGCCATCAGATTTAGCATCAATTCTAATGTCGCCTAACTGCCACGCAACCCCTAGACCAGTAGACTCAACCCGCAGAGCCATCTGTCGCCCACGAATTCTTGTATTCACCTGCCCATCAAATTCTTGGATATTGTATTGTCTACCGCTCGTGTAATTATCTTTACTGGCAATAGTAGGTGCATCCGCAGGGCTGTAGGGCGCACCCGCATTACGTCTCGGTTTAAGTGTCATTGTGACCGAGGGCTTGTCCACGTTTGAGCCTGTAAAATTAATATCAGGTAGCATTCGCCATACAAAAGCAAACTTATTCCCGTCCCCAATATCAAAGTCAGCAGACTGAATGAAGGCAGTAACTGCTACGGGAAACTCGCCCTCTACGTCGTCTGTTCCTAACTCTTGGTAAATAATACGGTTCTCATAATTAGTCGCCATAGGGTATTCCCTAAGTGACGAGTCTAGCCACGCAGTGCGGGCAAGGGAGCCATAGTACCAAATGTCTTCGGCGTAGTTAAACACAACATATTTATTAATCGTTGTAGACTGACCCGAACAATAAAACCACCATATCTCGTTATAGCCTTCATTAGTGCCCGCAAATACTTGGTACCCTTGGTCTTTGTTAATATCAGAAAATATATACTGGCGTAAGGCACATTGAAGCGTTTCGGTTCTACCAGAATAAATATAGAACTTATCAACACCCATCCAGTAGGTGATATTATTTGCCGTAATCATAGCATTGGGCGATATTACTGAGATGTTACTCGCCAGCATGGTAAAGCCCCAAACGAATGGCGGACCCAAGTACTGTGCTGAATACAACGCAGAATCAGTCCAAATTAGCGTCTCTTGGCGGGTTGTATCTGAACTAACTATGTAAGAACCATTCGAGAGCCTAAACTCACCAGACTGATTGGTAATAGCTGGCACCCACTCATACACATTTTCTTGGTCTGACCACCGAACAAGCATAGGGTCAAATGCCGTGTTAGCATCTGTTGGGTCATAGGGGTTAGCCCCCATAGCCATTGCAAAACGTTCAGTAGGAGAACTTGTGATCTCATTAGTCGTATGGGGCACAAAGGTGCCATCGAACCCAGCGGCTGTGGACAGGTCGTTTAAAAGCTTTGCCCGTACAGTGAGCCCGGTGGTTGCATCCCAGTAATATATGGAGCCTTGACGGGGGTTAAGGAGCAAGTCCTCACCATAATTGTCCGCCGCCCATAAGCGTAATTGCTGGTCAACACCAGCTAAACCGGGGTCTCCCCACCCACCTGAACCCCAAGGGTCCGCACCCCACCCCAAACCGATAACATAAGCATCTAACCCTGTGGTTACTTGATAGCTCGCAATAATAGCCGCACCACCGCCCGAAGCTACCGCAGTGGAAAACACGCCTGCTATGTTTATGCTGTACTGAGTAGTACTGATGTAGTGTAATACTTGGTGCTCGGCGTTTAAGAGGACGTCGGTGAATGCATTAAACGTTGTAGCCCCAGAGAATGTCATAAAGTCGTTTTTAGTGGCATCATGGTTAACATCGGTCACAATAATTGTTGAGCAGGAAACGTTTGCGCTCGAGGAGTGCGTCTGCGCTGTGGTGTCGTTAAACCCACGAACCGCACCGAGTAGGGTGTTAGATGAGATGCTAGAGTAGTTAATCTCTTCAGTGCCGATCTTTATAACACCGCCTGTAGATGGGAACGAGGCCGCAGAAGTTAGAGGTATAGATTGTTGCGCCGCAGTAATGTCCGCAGATAGCGTGTTAAATGCGCTTGAAAACGGATTGCCCGTACTCGGTGGCACTGGACCTAACATTGGGTCTACGGTTTTTCTAATCGGGGTTATGTCGTTATACCCGCCACCAGATTCAATGTAATATTTCAGGTTTGTGCCGAGCCCTACGTAGTTGTCTCCCGCTAAGGTAGACCAATTTTCAATAGAACGGCAGGTGCCTTGGAACGAGCTACTAGACAAACGTTGCCACCCACCAATCTTTTCTGGTTTGCCCGAACGAAAGCGAATTTTGTCACAGTCGTAGTAAAATCCTTCGGCGCTGTAATTTGTGCCTTCCCTGTTAACCCCGGGCCGTAGCCCAATTTTTGTTATTGCCATAATTACGCCTGATCTAAAATAACAATGAGTTTATTAAACTTAGTTTGCCTGTCTTCTATCCCGTTAAAACCACCGTTAATCCGTCTAGTAACCGCACGTACATCACCTGTATCTGCTATCTCGTTTAAACGGTTAGCTTGCCAAAACCAACCCGCCGACGCACATGCTAACTCCGGTTCTGCTACACGATCTGGGTGGGATAGCGCTTGGTTAGATTCCTGCACACTAAAGCTAGTGTAATTTGTTTTACCTGTTAATTGAATCAAGCCCCGACCTCTAAATTTCCATCCATCCCCTGACGCCTCATCATTATTACCCATACGGTTAGAGTAGACTCGGTTAGCAATTCTTTCTGGTTGACGTGCATATTCGTTTGCCACTTCATCGTTAGGAAAGTACTTGCCAAATATAGACCTCAATCCATTGGCTGAGTAGTTAAGGTTCTCGA